GCCCGGCTGGAGTTGCTATTGGTGCTGGATTAGGTGCTGCTGTTGATTTAGCAAAATTTGGTGCTGAGTCTGCTTCGTATGCCTCGCAAATACAAAAGCTACAAATTGCCTTAAGAGGAGTTACAAAAAATCAAGGTGATTTTGTTAAAGGTTTAGATGTTATTTCCACAACATCAAGAAAATTAAACGTACCAATAGCTGCATCCACTAAACAATTTACAACCTTATCTGCTTCTGTCCTTGGTGCTGGTGGATCTATAGAAGATGCTGAACTTGTATTTACTGGTGTATCAAACGCTATTAAAGCAACTGGTGGTAACGCAGAAGACGTACAATCTGCGATACGAGCCATGTCGCAAATTTTTGGTAAAGGTAAGGTATCTGCGGAAGAACTACAAGGTCAGTTGGGTGAAAGATTGGCTGGTGCTGTTGTGAAATTTGCAGAAGCTAATGGTAGTAGCTTGGCGAAATTACAGAAAGATTTGAGAGATGGAACTGTAGGCTTAGATCAGGTTATTAAGTTTGCTGAAAAGTTAAATGTTGATTTTGCTAAAACAGCAGAAGAAGTTGCTAATTCATCTGCTGACGCAGGGCAAAGGTTAAAAACAACAATGGATAGGTTGAAACTCGCAGTAGGTACTATACTGCAACCTATTGGAGCAGAATTTCAAAGAGTGTTTGGAAATATTGTTGGTGCTATTACTGATGCTATAGAAGCATTTAATAAATTCATGGGTATTGGATTAGGTAATGCTATTGCTAAAACAGAAGAAAATATTAAGTCATTAAAGAAAAGAATTGATAATTCAAGTGATGACAAAGTAATTAAAAGACTTAATCAACAACTTGATAGGGCTTTAGCAAAACTAGCTAAATTACAAGGCGATCAAGTAGAAGGAGAAGAAGGTGGAGGAAAAGGTTTACCACCACTAGAAACTGGAGATAATTCACCTCTTAAGTCATTTGCTAAAAGTGCATTTGATCTTGCAAAACAAACTGAAGAAGCATTTGTAAATGCTTTTAAAGGTATGGAAGATGCCTTAGTTAAGTTTGTACAAACAGGTAAATTAAACTTTAGAGATCTTGCAAATTCTATAATTTCAGATTTAACAAGGATGCTTGTAAGATACGCTATTGTTCAACCTCTTTTTAAAGCAATATTTCCAAATATAAAAATTGGAAGCGCAAATGGAAATGTGTTCAGCGATGGTGAAGTTGTACCAAGTGCTAAAGGTAATATCTTTGCTAAAAATAAAATTGTTCCATATGCTTATGGAGGCATAGTAAACAAACCAACATTATTTCCAATGGCAAATGGTATGGGACTTATGGGAGAAGCCGGACCGGAAGCTATCATGCCATTGAAGCGTGGTAGTGATGGAAAGCTTGGTGTTGTTGCTGAAGGCGGAGGAGGTACTATAGTTAATGTATCTGTCAATGCAGATGGAACATCTGTTGAAGGGCAGCGAGAAGAAAGTAGACAGTTTGGAGAAGTTATTGCTGCTGCTATACAACAGCAAATAATTATGGAACAACGACCCGGAGGTTTATTACATGGCTAATTTTAGTTCTCTTAATATCCAACCTGATTACGGTATCTCAAAACAATCTAATCCAAAGTTTAGAGAAGTAGTGTTTGGTGATGGTTATATTATGGCTGCAAAATTTGGATTAAATCAAAATTTAAAAATCTGGGATTTAACCTTTTCTAACATTACTGAAACTCAATCTGATGCCATTGAAAGTTTTTTAGATGCAAGAGAAGGTACAGAAGCTTTTGATTGGCAACCTCCTAATGAGGCTTCGTCTTCTAAGTATAGGTGTAAAAAATGGAGTAAAACATTACCTTTTAGTAATTTAGCAACTATAAAGGCTACATTTGAGGAGGTGGCTCAACCATGACCTCATCTTGGGGTGCTAATACAGCAATTTCTTTAGGTACTGTTGTCCAAGCGACTACAAAACAATATTCTGGCTTACATTTTAAATGTACAACTGCTGGTACTACAGCAGCTACGGAACCAGATTGGCCTACTAAATTAGGCGATACGATAACTGATAACACTGTAGTATGGACAGCTATAAGCGCAACTTTTGACTCGACAAATAAATTAGAACCTTCTCCATATATTGAATTATTTGAATTGCATCCTGTACAGGCTTTACATAACACCTCAACGCCAATCCGTTGGCATAACGGTGTTAATGATGATATTACAGGGAATGTTGTGTTTGGAGGTCTTACTTACAATAGGATTGCTATTGAAGCAAAAGGCTTTGAGCGCAAATCTAATGGCGCATCACCAAGGCCAACATTAACGATAGGTAATGTAGATCAAATACTGACATTACTATTAAACGATGTAAATGCTTTTAACAATGGGAATGATCTAGGCGGTGCTGAAGTTAGAAGAATAATTACATTAAAAAAATTTTTAGATGGTGAATCTTCAGCAGATAGTTCTGCGTTTTTGCCATATGAAATATGGGTTGTTGATCGCAAATCATCAGAAAACATGAACTCAGTTACGTTTGAATTAAGCACCAAATTTGACAGACCAAATGAACAAGTACCTAAAAGACAACTGATTGGAAATTGCTGCCAGTGGCAATACAGAAGTAGCGAATGTTCTTATACAGGAAGTAACTACTTTGACAAAAACAATATTAGTGTAAGTTCTCTTGCTGATGATGTTTGTGGCAAAAGACTTACAAGTTGCAAACTTAGATTTGGAGAAACTGCACAATTACCTTTTGGAGCATTTCCTACTGCTGGTAGGACTCAGTAATTATGGAATTAACAAATTTTGTGAAAGAACAAGCATTGGCTCATGCTAAAGATGAATATCCTAAAGAAAGTGTTGGTTTATTACAAGTAATAAAAGGTAAGCAAAGATATTTTAAATGTAAAAACATAGCACAAACTCCAGACGAGCATTTTGTTTTAGATCCTGATTCTTATCAGGAAGCAGAAGAAAAAGCACCTATTTTAGGTTTAATTCATTCTCACCCAACAACAAATCCTGACCCTTCTCCAGCAGATAAAGTTTCATGTGAAAAAAGTAATATGCCTTGGTATATTGTTAATCCAAAAACAGAACAATGGGGTTACTATCAGCCAAGTGGATTTAAGTTAGGTTATATTGGCCGAGAATTTAATCATGGCGTTGTAGATTGTTATAGTCTTGTTCGAGATTTTTATAAAAGAGAATTTAATATTGAATTATATGATTATTATCGAAGAGATAGATGGTGGGATGGAGATGAAAATTTATACATGGATAATTTTGCTAATGAAGGTTTTAAAGAAATACCACTAAAAGATATATCTTATGGTTGTGTAATTTTAATAAACTTAGAGAGTAACAAAGCTAATCACGCAGCTATATATATTGGTAAAGAAAATGAGGACAACAATAAAATTTTACATCATGTTCAAGGAAGATTGTCAGGCATTGATGTATATGACGGTTATTATTTAATTAATACATCAAAGGTGTTGAAGCATGAAAACTGTTAAGGTCTATGGTGCGTTAAAAGAATATATAGGGCAAGGGGTATTTAGTTTTGATGTATTAACACCAGCAGAAGCTATACAAGCTTTGTGTGCAAATTTTAAAGGTTTAGATAAATATATATATGACTCTGAAAAAGATGGAATTGTTTATGACGTAAAAGTTGGAAAACAAATAATACAAGAAAAAAACATAGAGGATCTTACTTCACCTTGGAGTAGTAAAGATGTATTTAGTATTAGACCTGTTATACAAGGTGCTGGAAGAGGTTTTGGAAGGTTTTTGATTGGAGCAGCTTTGCTTGGAGTAGGTGCTTTCTTTCCTAATCTAGGTACTATTGGTACATTTGGAGGCGAGGTTATAAAAGTAAGTACAGCGTTAAAACAGTTTGGAGGTTTAATGATGTTATCGGGGGCTGCTGAAATGTTGTCACCGCAACCAGAGTTACCAACCGAGCCAAATTTATTAGAAAGTAGTGCTTTATCAGGGCTTTCTAATGTTAGTAATCAAGGAACTCCAATTCCAATTTGTTATGGGCGAGCTTTTGTTGGTAGTGTCATAATTTCAACAGGACTTGATACTGACGAGGTGGCAATCTAATGAAAGAATATAAACAATATATTAGAGGTAGTGGAAGTGGAAAAGGAAGTAATCAACACACTCCTGTTGAAGCTGATGATTCTTTATCTAGTATTCAGTTTGGTCAGGTAATTGATTTACTTTCAGAGGGAGAGATAGAAGGATTAGATACAGGTGATATAAATAGTGGTGGCTTGCAATCAATCTTTCTTAATGGTACTGCTGTACAAAATTCAGATGGCACTAATAATTTTAATGGTTTTACAAGTGCTTTTAGGAAAGGTACACAAACTCAAAGTTATATCCCTATATCTGAAACAGGAAATCAAAGAAATGATATAGGTTTAACTCAAATAACAACTTCAACACCTTTTAGTTTTACGGTTACAAATACTAACGTAAACAGAGTAAGAGTGACTATACAGTTAGCTAGTTTGCGGAGAGTTGAAGATGATGGAGATATTGTTGGTTACGCTGTTAAATTTAATATTCAAGTTAATTATGATGGTGCTGGATTTAATAATTCTGTATTTTCAAGAAACGATAATCATGATGAAAATAATGGTTACTGGACAGAAATAAAAGGTAAAACTTCTACCGCATATAGAAAAGATTATATTTTTAATCTTTCTAATTTTAGTAATACTGCTTTAATAAAAATTACGAGGGTCAGTGCTGACGACCCTACTGGTGGGAATGAAAAGTTTTTTAGTGTGACATCTATAGGAGGTGCGACTGAAATAATAGATTCAAAATTACGTTATCCTAATAGTGCATTAGCATTTTTACGTTTTGATTCAAGACAATTTTCTAGTGTTCCTCGAAGAAAATATTTGATAAGAGGCATAAAAGTTCAACTACCAAATAATGCAAAAGTAGATATTTCAACAAATCAAAGATATGTAGTCGCTACAGGAGCTACAGAAACTATAACTGATGGTGTTGGCTATATAGGCAGAGTTACATATACAGGTGTATGGGATGGTACGTTTGGTGCTGCAACTTGGTGTGCAGATCCAGCTTGGTGTTTTTACAACCTTCTAACAAATACAAGGTATGGATGTTCTATACCAGCAGCTAATTTACAAAAATTCGAATTTTATTCAATATCACAATATTGTAATGAGTTAGTTCCAGACTTAAAAGGTGGAACTGGTGAAGAGCCGAGAATGTTAGTAAATGTTTTAATTAATGAAAGAAAACAAATTTTTGAAGCAATTAAAGATTTTACAAGTATATTTAGAGGCCAAAGTTTTTATGGTGCTGGTATATTTAGTGTTTTTCAAGATAAACCAGAAACCAGTAGATATTTAATTGGAAATGCTAATGTTGCAGATGGTTTTTTTGAATACACTGGTACATCTCAAGCATCAAGGCATACAAGTTGCACAGTTGCTTATCAAGATTATCAAAAACTTGGAGAGGTAGATTTTGAGTATGTTGAAGATGTTGATGCTGTAAGTAAATACGGAATAATTAATAAACAAATTAAAAGCATTGGGACTTATTCACAAGGCCAAGCTCATAGGTTGGGGTTATGGACTCTAAAAACCGAACAATTTTCAACGGAAACTGTATCTTTTACGGTAGCAATAAATAGTGGAATATTATTAATGCCGGGAATGGTTATTGATATTGCTGATAAGGCAAAAACAGGTTATAGACACACAGGACTTATTTCAACTGGAAGTACAACTACAGCTATAAAAATTGATAATAGTAGTGATATTGATGAAGAAGGCAGTAATTTTACAATATCAATTATTGTATCTACTGGCCTTTTAGAAAAAAAATCAGTCAGTACTATTGATTATACTAATCGAATTATAAATTTAGCTGCTGGCGAAAGTTTTAGTGAAGCACCTCAAGCACAAACTGTTTACTTGTTAGAAAATAACAGTGTGCCTGCACAGCAATACAGAGTAATAGATGTCAAAGATGATGGAGTAACTTATAAAGTTGTAGCCTTAAAATACAATAATAGTTTATATAACGCTGTTGATTTAGGAGAACCTATAACAGTTAGACCCCTCACTGATATAACTACTGTTCCAGAAAAGCCAAGAGATTTTTCAGATAATGAATTTTTGTATTCAGATGGTCAAGGTGTATTCGTAGGATGTGATATTTCATGGCAGCATGATAAACAAAGAGTAACTGAATTTTTAGTTACATATAGAGTTGATAATGATAATTGGGCAACTATTACTACTGGTGCGACCTCAGTAACTTTGCGTCAAGGTGGTAACTTTGGAGCTTTAAGAGCAGGGAGATTGCAAATACAAGTGCAAGCACTTAATTATCTAGGAAAGTCAAGTGGTATTGCGTTGCATGAAGTTAATTTAGCTGGTAAAACTGCTGCACCGGGGGCTGTGCAAAATCTTACAATGATCCCCACAAATGGCTTGGCTCGTTTGCAGTGGACACAAAGCACAGAACTTGATGTTGTTGTTGGTGGCTTAGTTAGGTTAAGACACTCTCCATTGTTATCAGGTGTAACTTGGGCAAATAGCAACTCAATACATGAAGACGTTACTGGTACTGCAAAAGAAGCTTATGTTGATTTAAAACAAGGTACATACTCTGCTAAATTTATTGACTCTGGCGGTAGGCAAAGTGTTAATGCCGCATTAGTAGAGTTTGATGAACCTGATTTAGAAGATCTTATAGACATAAATACGCAAACAGAAAACAATGCTTTTACAGGTAATAAAACAAATTTAACAGTAACTAATGGTGAGTTACTGTTAGCGGCAAATGGTAGTGTTTTGCATACAACAGGAGTATATAAGTTTGCAAATAATCCTATAGATTTGACAGCCGTATTTAGTGTAAAACTAAAATCAGAAATAAAATCAAGATCTTTTTTCCCAACTGCTCCAACAATGAATACGCTTGGATTAGATTTTGATCCTCTTGCAGCAGTAAACACTACAGGTTTTGCAGCTATACCTTCTTTTACTGGTGATACCCCAGAAAATAATAATGTTCAGCTATATGTAAGAACAACACAGCAAAATCCTAATGATCCAAGCTTTGTCTCTGATGAAAATAGTCCTTCTTGTAGTTATTCAACATGGAGGCCATTTAATAATGCGGAATTTAAAGCAAGAGCATATGAATTTAAAGCAGAATTTACTACAAATGACAATACTGCACAATTAGCAGTTTATGGCTTAAAAATTATATCTCAGATGACAAGAAGAACTATTAATGGAAGTGGAACAACTCTAACTAATGCAGATTTGCAAATAAATTTTGCAAATAGTTTTGTAAGCACTCCTATTATTGGAGTAACTTTCAGTGCTTCTAGCACTGGTGAATATTATAAAATAACTTCAAGCAGCTCTAGCAGTTTCAACATTTCGATATATGATAGTAATAATAGTCGTATTGCAAAAGCTTTTACTTTCACAGCTATAGGATTTGGGAAGGCAGTTTAATGACTCAAGTAAATACCAATAATTTCCCAATACCTAACGATACAGGAGCTAACGTTTTAGCAGATATAAATGAAAACTTAGAAGCATTACAAACTAATAATGCTGGAGGTTCAGCACCTGCTGCTGGAAGGGCGCATCAATTTTTTGTTGATACATCAACTACACCTGATACTTTAAAAATAAGAGGTAATACTGATAATGCGTCATTTATTCCTTTAGGTACTATTGAAACAAATTTAGGGATGATCCCTAAAACTGGTGGGACTTTTACAGGTAATATACAATCATCTGCTGGTACAAACGCATCTCCTTCTATTCAGATAAATGATGCAAATACAGGTTTGTATAAACCAGCATCAGACACAATAGGTTTGTCTTGTGGGGGTACAGATATTGCATATGTAGAAACTACAGGTATTGAAATAAAAAACGGTAAAAAATTAGAGTTTAGAGATAGTGGCAATTCTAATGTTGTAAGTTTACAAGCACCTGCTTTAACTTCTGATGTATCTTTAACTCTCCCTTCAGATGACGGCAATGCTGACGAAGTGCTTACTACAAATGGAAGTGGAGTTTTATCATTTCAAGCGGTACAAGGTGTGCCAACAGGTACAATCTTTCCTTTTGCTGGAGCTGAGACAAATATACCGGGTGGTTATTTAGAGTGCGATGGTAGCCAAAAATCTTCTAGTACTTATTCAACATTATCAACCTTATTAGGTAGTACATATAATAATGGTCAAACGCCATCAAGCGGTAATTTTTTCTTGCCAGATTTAAGAGGTCAATTTATTAGAGGTTGGGATCATGGTGCAGGCGTTGATAGTGGAAGAACAAGAGGTTCAGTTCAAACTGATGATAATAAATCTCATACTCATACAGTTGCAAGTTCAAGTATTACAAATAGCGGTGGAGATCATGGTCACGCAATTAGACCTATAAGGTTAAATCAAAATAATGGTGCTGTTAATATTACTTTAGGTTCTGGTCAGAGTTATAACGTAGGTTATGCAAATTCTGATAACCAAGGAAATGTGGCTGCTAATAATGCGGTGAAAAATTCTGGTAATTTTGCTTCAAGTATTACATCAACATTGGCTTTAAGTTTAAATACAAATGGTACTACTGAATCAAGACCTAAGAACGTAGCAATGATATACATAATTAAAACCTAAATTATGGCAATCACACCGGGTACATACAATTTTACGATGCAAAGAAGGGCAGATTATTCTGTTCAACTTGTGTTTAAAGATTCTACCAATACTGCTATAAACCTTACTGGTTATACAGTTTATGCTCAATGTTGGGATACTGGAAGAACTGTAAAATATGGCGATTTTGCTATTACTTATACTGATAGACCTAACGGTAAAATTGACATTGCATTAACAGATGTACAAACAGCTACTTTTCTTCCAAATAAATTAGCATATGATGTTTTACTAGAAAATCCTTCTGGATTGCGAGAGTACTACCTTGAAGGTGTTATAACTATGTCAGAAGGATATACATCACCATGACTTCAGTTAACATAACAACTACTAAAAACACTGTTACTGTTAATGAAGGTGAGTCAACTGTTGTTACTATTGCAACTGCCGGCCCTCAAGGAGCAAGTTTTGATTTGCAAGACACTAACAAAGTTGATGGATCAGTGATTTATTACGATCAAACTTCTGCTACATTTAAAGCAGATGCAACTACTACCAAACTAACACTCGTAGACGGAGGAAATTTCTGACATGGCTAACACAATCAGAATTAAAAGATCCACAGGGTCATCAGCACCAAGTACTTTAGAAAATGCTGAATTAGCATTTGCCGAAGGCAGTAAGAAGCTATTTGTTGGTATAGGAACCGGCGGTGCTGGAGGATCTGCTACGACTATTGAGGCTATCGGTGGTTCTGGAAGTTTTGCTGATCTATTTACCAGTAGAACACAAAATACATTTTTAGCTGCGCCAAATGGTAGTAATGGTGCTGCAACATTTAGAGCAATGGTAGCTGCTGATGTGCCTTCGCTTCTACATACGAAAATCTCAGACTTTGATACAGGTGTTAGAACTAATAGATTAGATCAAATGGCTGCACCTACAGGTTCAGTTTCATTAAATAGCCAAACAATAACTAACCTAGCAGACCCGGTAAATACACAAGATGCAGCGACTAAGGGCTTTGTCGAGGCTACATCACAAGGACTTGATGTTAAAGATAGCTGTAAAGCAGCAACAACAGGAAACATAACAATATCAACTGCACTTAATAATGGAGACACGCTAGATGGTGTTACTCTTGCAACTAATGATCGTGTTCTTGTAAAAGATCAGTCAACAGCAAGTCAAAACGGTATTTATATAGTTGGGTCTTCTCCAGCAAGAGCTAGTGATTTAGCTGCTGGCTCTGACGCTGCTGGTATGTTTACCTTTGTTGAGCAAGGAACTGTTAATGCTGACAACGGTTTTGTTTGTACGAGTAATAAGGGAAGCGCAGTCACAGGCACGAATAACTTAACCTTTGCACAATTTTCTGGTGCAGGGCAAGTAATAGCTGGTAATGGTATTGCAAAAGATGGAAATAGGTTAGATGTAGATTTAAAAAGTGGTGGTGGTTTAGCTATAGAAAGCGGAAAAATAGCTTTGACTTTAGGAGCTAACTCAATCACTGGAACGCTTGCGATAGGAGATGGTGGTACAGGTGCAACATCTGCATCTGCTGCTAGAACTGCCCTCGGATTAGCCATCGGCACAAATGTTCAAGCATTTGACCAACAATTATCTGATGTTGCAGGGCTTACGCCTTCTGATAGTAATTTTATTGTTGGTAATGGTTCTAATTTCGTTGCAGAATCAGGAGCAACCGCCAGAGCAAGTCTTGGAGTTACCATTGGTAGCCAAGTCCAAGCCTATGACGCTGATTTAGATAATTTATCAGGTATGCAATCAGGTGCTTCTTCTGCACTAGCTGCTCTAACTTCGACAGAAATTTCAATCTTGGATGGCTTGAACACGACCACCGCAGAATTGAATGTCATGGATGGTGGTACTTCAGCTACGTCAACGACTTTAGCTGTAGCAGATAGATTAGTTATGAATGATAATGGTACGATGAAGCAAGTAGGACTTGCAGATTTAGTAACTTTTTTAGAGAACGAAAGTGTATCAGGCTTCAATATAGATGGAGGATCTTACTAAAAACCAATCATTAGGAGGTAAAGCCAATGACTAACGAAATTAGACTTAAGCGTGGTTCTGGAAGTGATCCTAGTGCTAGTGACTTAGTAACTGGAGAGATAGCAGTAAGAACCGATACAGGTAAATTATTTACAAAGAAAGACGATGGAACGGTAGCAGAAATATCTGGTGGTGGGTCTAGTGGTATAACAGTACAGGAAGAAGGTTCGTCATTATCTACTGCTGCGACTACTCTTAACTTTACAGGATCTTATGCAACTGCAACTGGTAGTGGAGCTACAAAAACTATTAGTGTTTACGCCCATAGTATAGGGGATCTAACTAGAGGTGGAACTTATGCTGGTAGTGATGGGATTGGTAGTACTTTCTTTGGTTATGGGGCTGGTCAAAATGCTGCTAGTAATTCTGGTGGTGACAGGAATACAGTATTTGGTGCTGAAGCTTTTAAACTAGGCAGTAATAACAGTAACAGTAATAATGTAGCGGTTGGTTGGTATGCTTTAAATGTGGCACAATCAAGTGGCAATACAGCCGTTGGAACAAGTGCTTGTCAAAGCTTAACAACTGGTGGTTCAAACGCAACATTTGGTGCTGGTGCTGGTAAATTTTTGACTACTGGTGCTGAAAACACGCTTGCTGGTTCTGGTTCTGGTCACGATATTACTACTGGATCTTATAACACTATTTTTGGTAGAAAAGCTGGAAACTCAGGAACAAATGATCTTACCACTGGGTCAAATAATATTCTTATTGGATATAACGCTGCTGCCAGTGCAGCGACAGTAAGTAATGAAATAACTTTGGGTGACGCTAATATCACCAAATTTAGAGTTCCCGGTATTGATGTAGTTTTAAAAGATAACGGTGGTACGCCAACACAAGGTCACGTACTGACAGTAGACGGAAGCGGAGAGGCTAGTTTTGAAGCTGCTAGTGGTTCAACTACAGATGCTCAAGGTAACGTTGCTATTGGTTCTGGAGCTGGAGCTGCTTTTAGTGGTACAAGTGCAGAAAACAACAATTTAATTGGTTTAAACGCTGGAAATGATATTACAACTGGCGATAGGAATATAGCTATCGGACAAGGAACATTAGCTAAAATCACTACTGGCAGTAATAATATTGCGATTGGTAATGATTGTTTAACAAATAATACTCAATCTGGTTTCGACTCGAATTGTGGTGTTGGTACATTGTGTTTACAAGCTTCAACTACAGG